GTCTCGAGCTGTTCGATTGCGTGTGCGGCTTCCGCCGTTTCAACAATCACATCATCACCATACACGAAGACGGTACTACCGTCTGCACCCGCACTGCCTGCTCGAAGGAGCGCCCAAACGCAAATCGCCAACACTGGGAAACAGCAAGCTGATCCCATTGGGGCGAATTTTGCGAGAGGGATAACTTCTCCGTCAGGAAGTTTGGTCGCGAGCGACCTAGTTGCTAACAAAGCCCCTAATAGAGGCTCTGGGAACAACTGCTCAACCAGCCAAACCGAAACTCGGTCACTAGCCTCTTTCAAGTCTAGTGTTGCGAGTTGCCCGTGAAAACTGCCCGCAAGGGCAGCCATCCGGTTCGGTTCCTGATCAGTGAATCTGACATCATTCCTCGTAAGAGGGTGATGCTCAATCCACTGAACCAGCTTACGCATCAGACCCTGCTGCAGCCACTGGTTTTCCAGTGGTTCGCAGGATATAACGCGTGGGCCGCGGGAGTCTTTAGGCACAAGTACTACCTGTGCTAGAGACTCTTTCTCCTCTACAGACGCAAACGTCTGCAGAGTGTCACACAGATGATCCAAGTTGACAAACATATGCTTGTCAAAAGGGAAATACATCTGCGCCCGTGGATTAATCCGCGTGAACATGTACTTATTGGGGCCCGTTTCCTTAGTGGAAACCACCCCGGGTCCATGTCGCGGAACAATCGACGAGATGTCGAGTCCGGCGAATAGTTCATAAACTAGGCGTCGTGCACGACATAGAAGAGCTACCTCTTCCTTATATCCTGGATAAACCGAGCAATGTTGCTCAAGTGATCCAGTGTTAGGTGGAATAGCTCTACCACCAAAACTACCAAACTTCTCGGCAAGGTAAGAAACGTCCTCACGGACGTCCTTTTCCGCGTCTTTGAATGCTTGGATAGCTTTTTGGTCGAGTGTTCGGTCGTTGGGGAGTTCATACTTGTAATATACAAATAGAATCTGCCGCAGCGATCGGATGCTTTCAACACAAGGGTTAGGAAGCACCTCTCCGTTTAAGTCAAACACTCGCTTGAACAGGTTGCCAAACATTTTTGGTATCTGGCTACTGGGCTCCTTGCGGAATCCAGTACAGTCTAGCGGGCATTGACCGAGGAGGGCCTTATCAAAGGCCTTCCCGAGACGGGGCAATGACTTCGTAAAGAAGCCATAGCCTTCGCGCTTAACACGGCTTTCGATCTTGGTGATCGTCAGCCGCATATAGCGTGGTGGTACAACTATACCCAATGCGTTATACACGTCATTGAGTATGCAAGCGATCATGTTAACATGATCTAGGCTTTTAGCCAGTACGGATTTTTCCATAACTGTCCTAGAAGCACACTTGCGGACTCAATGATTGAATGCGTGGTGCAAAAGCACCACGTCTTCGACGACTACTGAGGCATCAGACGGTGGGATTAGATCTCACCGTTAAGGAGTTTGGTCACATTGGCGTGCGCAGCGACTGTGCCGAGAAAGGTCAACATTTGGTTGGCCAATTTCACGCGCGTAGCCGCATCACTCACTTTCGTGGGTGTGCGAAACACCAAGTAAACAGACTCGGTGCCTTGGACCTG